GATGACAAGAAGCAGTTGAAAGCCGTTACTGAGAAAAACTACATCATTGATGCTGTAAGAATGAAGGACAATATACACATTATAGACATAATTGATTATGATGATACTAATATTTCCGATATGACTGTTCGTGAAAGACTCAAAGTATTGAGAGGTCAATTTGATAGTCATGAGCATGTTTTAGTTCCCGGCCCATACGATACTCGTATGACAGAAGACGGAGGATTAGAAGCCACAGTCAGCAGTTTACAAGAAACCCATAAACAGTTGTTACTCCGTGATGCTAAATCTACATACATGCGTGGGGAACGCCGACATCCTAAGTGGTTCTTACTTCGCAAGAACAAAAATGTAAGTTTCATTATCTTAGATGTTAGAGGTAAAGGGCCATACACATACAGATTAGGCGCTGGGCCACTTGACTCAGAAGGCTTTGGTAATCGTGGTGTAGACTACGAGGGTAAACAGTATCTTGATGTTGGAACAGTAAAAAGTCCAAAGCCATTCAAAGAAGGAGACACCGTTTCAATTTCAGTTTCAGGAGTTAAAAAGCGGAATCGTCAAGGTAAAACAATCTACGATGTAACCTCTTCAAAGATTGTAGGAGAGGCTGATTCAGAAAGTCCAGCGAGTCTTGAAACATTATCTCTTTTGGCTAAATCTCACCCTATTATCCATGTTCCTTACGATATAACCCTCAAAGAAGACCAAATATCCATCGTTTTTGAGGGGTTAGACGAGGTGATTTACAAGTCAGAATCCAGTCATACTGGAAATTGGGCGCACTCACCTAAGTCTGTAATGGGTGAATTAAGCCAGTCTGATTACACTTTACAACTGGCTGAAAGCGTTAGACCGCTATGGAATCAAGCAGTTTCTTTGATGATAAAAGGAGTTGATAAGAAAGACGATACTATAGTTGAAGAGATTATTCCTGACAAAAAATATCACTCTATGCATTCTAAGAAAGATAGAAGGCAAAGCGAAAAACAATCGGCTGGTGTTATTGATGCTAATGATGAAATGAACATTATGAAGCCCGGTATGAAAACAATGCTCAAGACAATTACTCGTATTGCTAATTTAACAGAGCGCCTTGATAGGGTGGCAAAAGAGAAAATGACTGGTGGTGCTGGTAGAGGTGGACTTGGTATAGATGTCGGTAGTGCAATAGAATCCCCAAGAGGCCCAACAAGACTCACCAGTGAGGAAAGTGTCCCTGATTGGGATATGATTGAGCGCCCAACCGAAGACCCCGAAGAAGAATATGACTCAGTTACGCAAAGGCGATTAAAACAAAAAAGAGGCGAGCAGTCCTCTGCTTATGAAGCAGAATCGGATTATGAGGCTTAGCGGTTTATTCATATAGGTAAACAAACAGAGAGTGAATTAGTGTGTTACGAACTCAGCGTAGAAACATTGAACTCCTCAAAGCAGGGAGTGACCTCATCGTGGCAGGTTATGCTTCAGTAGAGTTAGTAGACAAACAAGGAGATTTAATTACAAGGTCAGCATTGAAAGACGCTTTCAAAAAGTTCATGTCAGACCCAAAATACAGAAATGTCCAATTAGCGCATTCAAATATACAAGTAGGAGAAGTAATTTCAAATTATACAGATAATCAAGGGAGGTTGTGGAAAAGCGAAGTAGACGATGCTGGAATGTTTGTTGTAGTAAAATTAAGAAACGACATTGAGAAGGCACGAGAAGTAGCAAGCGAAATCCGAAAAGGAAACCTAACGGGATTCAGCATCGGAGGACAGGCATTCAAACGAGTAAACAAAAGCGATAAATCCCACGGCTCATATCAAGAAATATCAAAATTAGAATTACACGAAATAACAATATGCGAAAAAGGAATTAACCCCGAAGCCACATTCAATATACTAAAAGAAGACAAAAACAAGGTGAACAAAATGACCGATGAAGTAATGGAACAAATGAACGATGTATTAAGCCGACTTGAAGGCCGACTGGACTCAATGGAAAAAGGAGAAATGCCAGCCGGACTCAAAGAACACATGGACAAAAAGAAAGACAAGTCTGACGAGAAAGAAGACAAGATGAAAGGCAACTACATGGAAGACAAAGACAAAGACGAAGACAAAGAGAAGGACAAGAAAGATGACAAGATGAAGTCTGACGAGTTCTCTGATGTTATTACATCCGAATATCTTGACTGGATGGAAAACACTCTCAAATCCGCTGGAGTAGACACTGCTGCTGCTCGCACTCACTTTGATGGAGTAGCCAAAGCAAATCTTGGTTCTACCCCTGAAGCAATTGGAGACGGTGCTGATTACTTTGCTGGACAAGTAAAGGGTCGTGCTCAAGAAGGAGGCAACCCATCTACTAACGCTCTTAATCGTGCTGGCCTAATGAGTGGCGGTAACAAAGAAGTTACAAAGTCTGACTTTATTACAGGACAAGGAATTGACGCACACCGAATCGAAGAAGCATACGGTGTTTTCAAGGCTGCAAAGCAAGAAGAAGAGTTCCGTAAGTCTCTTGAAGCAAACTTTGAAGGTCGCTTCGCACAAGAAACTGCTGAAGAAATCTCAAAAGCACAAGCACAAAACTTTGACGCTCGTGCTCCTCTTGATGAAGTTATGAAGGCTCTTGGAGCACTTAACGAAAGAATTGACAACTTATCCAGCGGTGCTGGCGAAACAATCGCAAAATCCGCTTCACCTACAGTTGAAGTTCCAAGCACACAAGACTTGGCTAACATGTCTTGGGAAGAGGTTCACCAACTTGC